ATTAGTCAGCATAGCCGCCTCCAGCCTGTGCGTATCCTGCAACCACTTTACCCATCCCTTGCCGCTCTCGTTCGTATACTCAGCCTTGACGAAGTCTCTCGCCACCACAAACAGCAGCCCAGCCTTGACCCGCTTTACTTCCGGGAAATGTTTAAACAATGCTAACGACAGTAACTCAAGCTGCCCAGTATCCGCATACCTCGCGGACTTGCCAGTCTTGTAATCTACAAGAAACGCCCTGTCCCCATCGATAATGATCAAGTCAGCAATACCACGCCACCAGACATCTTTACTGTCGAACGCGCACGGCTCAAACTCTCTCGTCAAACCCATCTGGTATTCGCACAGCTTAGTACCCGGCAGCTTCGCCAGCTTATCCAACTGCTCCTGAATGAACCCGTACTTCGCAGGGATGGGTGTGCCGTCACGGATGTAATCCTCCGCAGCTTTATGCACCTCCAGCCCATAGGTCAGGTGATCTTGTGGGGGTTCCACAATGTCCTTCATTATCTTCAGCCGGTAATACTTCTTTGGGCATTGCTTGAACAAGCTGATGCCGCTGTACGACCATGTGTATTTAACAGTCACCGTAACTCTCCGCCATCCCTGATTCGCAGTTCAATGGTAAGCCCTCTGCCCATGCGGGAGTCCAACGCATACACTCCTCAATATAGGCGCGAGCCTCGTCCGCTTCTTCTTTCCTTGCCACGCAAGCTACAGCATCATGCACAGTAAGCACAACCCTATATCGCTTACTGATCTTTGACATCTGCTCTGCGATGACACACCGTGCGATGGCCTGACACAGATTCTCCACTACCTTGCCGCCGTAGATTTTAACTATACCTTTGCGGGTCTTGTAGATGTATTGATCCTTGCCATCCTGCGTGACCTTCCTGAACCCATCATACCGCAAGAGCAAACCGTTCGGCAGCACGAACCCAAAGTTCTCCTCGTCTACTTTAATTACCCCCGGCTTGCCCAGTGCGTACTCCTTGTTTCTAAAGATGTGGTCTAGCGCCTTTGAAGAGGCTGACCAAAGTTTCGGAATAGCTGGATACGTTTCACGATAAACCGATATGATCCGTTGAGCTTCTGCAAGTGATATATCCGTACCGAACGTCTTGAGTTGATCCTGAAACTTTTGTGCCCCCATGCCGTAACCCGAACCAAGGATGGTGGTTTTCCCAACGAACCGTTCCTCCTTAGTGATCTGTTCAACCGGTTTATTGTAGATCGCACTAGCCATGATTTTGTATACGTCCTCGCCATTCTTAAACGCCTCCACCAAGTCATTCTGTTCAGCCAGCCACGCAAGAGTCCGCGCCTCGATCTGTGCAGAATCAGCATCGATAATCACGTAACCCTTGGGGGCACGTATCGCTTTCTTCAACTTACCTGCGTTCTGTCCACGGCTCGGCAGGTTTTGCAAATTGATCTTGTCATCCCCACCCCAGCGTCCGGTGTGCGCGGCGTAGTACTTTAATGGGACAGGCATGGCCCCGCGTTTAGCGATATCTATAAAGCGTTGTGTACGTGTCTCCTCCAACGTAGTCTTGTTCCCTAATCTTGCTGCGACCAAGGCTTGCACTCGTGGGTCAGGATGTTCCGCAAGTTTCTTGAACTCTTCGTCGGTCTTGGCAAATGCCCATGCTTCCTTGCCTGTCCGTGCGCTGATCTTCTTGGGCGGCACTACACCTAGCTTGTGCAGTAAAACAGCAAACTTATCGTTCGACATCAGGTCATCTATATGAGACGCAGCGGCTTCTAATAACTTCTCTTTGCGCTCCTTAACATCTTCCAGATGCTGCTCCAACAACGGTAAATCCAACTCAAGGATGGGTTCCACAAACATCTTGAGCGTAGTGTCTATAACTTTAAGCTCCGCCAGCGGGAAAGACTGCATGAAGATGTCGAACAACTCGTAGCACAACTCCACATCATTGCAGCAGTACTCGCCGTACCGTGCAAGTTCTTCTGGTGAAAAGTCTTTGCGGCGTTTATCAAGCGCGTTGGCTACCTCCTTGCCCTTCTCACCAATTCCATACCTCTCTGCCAGTATTGCGAGGCTACCTCCTGCATCCACGCCGTGGATAGCACGTGCCATCGAAAGAGTGTCCAACCAACCTTTCGGCTTAATCCCAAAAAGCCACGACAGTATTGCCCCATCAAACGCGGTGTTGTGCGCGAGGACGTAGTTGTTTGTCCAGTCAAACTTGTTGAAGAATGCCTGTATCTCTTCGTGAGTCCCGCTGAACCATTCCGTTTCATCTCTACCTTTCTTTATACCTACGCCGATCACTTCGAAGTCGGAGTGGCGCACGTACTCCTCGGTGGTATGTGTTTTAAACCCAAGGGCTTTGCCGTAGTACGTCTCAAAGTCTACTGTAATTATTTTCATATGATCAGTTTCTTTGGTTTGTTCAACTCTTGTTCAAGTATCTTTAATGCATCGGCTGTTATCTGTTTCATGGACAGCGGTTTACCCCCCGGAGGGTACCCACTCTGCGCTGGGAACAACTCCAACTGTTCACCTCTGTCTGGGCGCAGTGGGTTCAGTATCTCGATACAAATCTGTTCTTCTATCTGCGCACGAACAACCTTGCCAAGGCCAGTCAGATACGCATCGATTTCATCTTGGGTGAACACGCATGGTCTTGTCTTGCTTTCTTCGTATATGCAATCTGTTATGTGCGCCCAGCGAGTATTTCGAGATGACCCTTCTACGGCAAATTCCCCCGGTGCCTGACCCATTCTTTCTATAAGTGCCGCGATTACGTTCATTTGCGCCTCGATAATGAGTAGTAATAGATGGGCTTCTTCGCCCCCGCTTTCGGCCATGTGTAGTGCTTGAACACGCGCCGGTCTTTCTCCAATTCGTACAAGTACCTTCGTATACTGCGCGGACTCATCTTCATCCGTCTTGCCAACTCCAGCATGGATAGCGCGTACGCACGTCTTAACACGTCAATCATGTCCAGCTTGCGGCAGCGCAGCGTGTTGACGCTTTTAGCCTTTGGCACTGAGGCACTCTGCCTTAATGCGGGCAAGCATTAATTCCACGTCTATCAGGTTAGTCTCGTTGATAACTTCAGAGTAACCACCCACCTTCGAAATCATACGGAGGTTCCTATCCTGCAAGGCTGTGGTTTTACCTGTACCCGCCTTGCATTCGATGGCAAAAAACGACCCGTGATAACAACCGATGATGTCGGGTATACCTGAAGCACCAAACCCATGTGTCGCTGGCATAAAGTGGTACGCCCCTGCGGCGTCCAGTATCTTGCGAACCTTATCCTTAACTTTCTTTTCAGGTGTGTTAGCCATGTCAGCCCTTGATCATTCTGCGAATCTCCTCGATGGACATCCCCGCTGCGTCGTACACCGCCAGAATAAACTCGGCAGTGTAGGGCTTCACTCCATGTCGAATCTTGCTCAGTGCAGCAGGACTCACACTCAGGAACTTCGCCAACTCTGCGCTGCTCTTCAACTCAAACTTCTTCTTTAGATGCGCGAACAACTTCGTTTCTTTTGCTGTTAAAGGTCTCATTACTTTCCCCAAATATAAAAAACCACGCCAAGCAACATGAGGGTAGCCCCCACACCCATCAGGAAGCCCCCCGCCACAGTAATCATTACAAAAGTCTCCATTACGCGTCTCGCTTAATTGCGCGCATGACACGCTGGTTGCGCCCCGACTTGCCCGGCCTACGCTCTCCGGTATCTTCTATATAGTTCTTATCCAGTAACGCTCTATACCGCGCCGTGATGCTGCTGTACGGGTAGGTGTTGAACATGGTGATTAGTTGGTCACTGATACACCCACGCTCACCGTAGCTGCGAATCGCCTTATAAACAATCCACTCCAGAGCAGATGTATCCACGCTGGCTGCGGCTTCTGCACTTGTGTCCGGGGCGTTTCTCCGTACAAGTTTACGTGGGTCAGTACCAAATGGGTTATGGAACGCTTCGCTCATCTCAATCCCCTTCATGCTGTTCTCTCATTTTTTCAACAAACCAACGTGTTACTGTTCCATCACTCATCCACGCCTTGGCATGTTCAAGTGGCAGGTCTCGCAGCACAACCTCGGCGCTTAAGTCCTCATAAAATCTAACCACCATGTACTTCTTTTGCTCCTCCATATTGCTTCTCCTTAATTGATTTAGGTATCTTCGGCTTCGGGCACCATCCGATACAATCATCCGTCCACACACCAATTATGCACACACCCCCCGGGTTCAGCAGCAACATACTGTACCCTTTGGGGGGTGGGTATATCTCTGGGTCAAGAAAGTAAATTATGTCAGTGGTGGCTTGTAAAAACTCAGTCACTTTTTTCTCTCACTTTCATCATGGCATCGGCTGCTTCGTAGGCGTATTTAGCACACCATATCAGATCACCCGCGCCGTTTTTTATTATCATTGCTTGCATTGCCTCCGCCGCAAAGTAATCGCGCAAGTCCATACCATCTTGATTCACGGCATGTCCGTTGTCTGCTGTTGTTGGAAATGCTTTCATAAGTCCTCCCATGTTCCATCTTTGCGAATAAACCGCGTACCAATAAGCTGCTGCTTCTCGTCATAAAACCCGCAGATCAAGGGTGCATCTTTCCACGGTGCGGTTGAGTGTGCAATGCTGGAGTGGTGGGTTGGCGGTGTCCAGTAACAGGTAGTCTTTGTCCCAACGGGTACGCGCTCCCTTTGGTAGTCGTATAGTTTTATGTCAGGCACTGTTCTTCTCCTTCAGCTTGGCTTCAACTTTTTTAAACAAAGTTACATACCACCCGCCGTTATCCCATATCTTCCGCATCTCTTCATCCGTCAGCCCTCGCCATTTTTTCTTCTCCACCATCTGCACACCCGGCGTACCGTCATGCATCGGGCACCCACGTTCAGCGCAGCCTTCGTCAGCTATCATGTGTTCTTCTCCTTACGTCAGCAAATACTTAACCATACACGCCATTGCCAGAAGATAAGTCAGCCCCTTACCAATGGCGAAGATTGCTTCCCACGCCTGTATCATTTCTCTTTGTGTCATATGTTCTTCTCCCGGAGTTTGGACTCGATCTGGTCAAACAGTTTGCGTGTGTACCCCTTGACTGGTTGATCTCCCCACAAGCCAACGATCTCTTTGATCTCCTCGTCCGTCAGCCCTTGCCATTCATCTTTGAATCGCGGTGTTTGGTGGCTGCACTTGGGGCAGATGTACCACTCTCTGTGTTCAGTGTTTGCCTTTATCCATTTGGCTATTGTTTCCTGCGGCTCTGGTTCGCACTGTGGCTTTCCAAAGCCCGCCTTTGAATAATCCGGTTCAGGAATGTTTTCTCTCGTCATAACTTATGCCCCCTCTGTTGTCTGCACCGCGCTCTGTCTTCTGCGCTAAAGTCTGGACTGATCTCGGCCACGCCGCATGGGATTGAAGTATTTAAACTCTTGTGCATCCAATACACCGAGAACAGTCCAACACAGATATAAAACACAATGGCTAGAATTTCGAACGGTTTCATTAAATCCTCCGTTGACAGTTGTATGCCTGTATCTCCACACGGAACGCACCTGCAAACTTGCAGTCAGATGTGATGCGGCTCTCGGTTTGCAGTTGCCCAATGCTCATACCGATAAAAAACATAATGACCGCCGCCAAAGATTTAGCCCATATGGTATTAATCCAATCAAGTACCCTGCGCGGGTCAATGCTATCGATCATCAATTGCTTCTCCTGTGTTGTCGCGCTTCTTGTCTTAACTTATCCATCTTTGCTCTTGATGTTGCCTGCAATTCTTTCTTGCGCTCACGTGCAGCAACTTCTTCGTCAGAGACCCATTCGGTTATGCCACTCCCCGCAACCCACGCATGAAACATCTGGCTGATCATTGGGTCTTCCCAATTAATCTCAGGCGCGGCATTTTTTTGAAACCAGT